ATACAGATGTATCAATACCCCGACGCTCGCATTCTTGGACGTATTGTTCGTAACTTCTGGTGGATGACATTTTGAAGTAGCTCTAGTCATCGGTGAGAATTTAGAGGGTAAATCATTTTGATTCTCGATTCGCCTGTGGAGCCCCGGTGTTTCTACTGAAAAGTAGAAACCTTATTACTCATCCGACGCCAAGTCGTACCCACCCTCGACACTAATGGGGGTTAGAACATACTCCCGGTTAGGATCGATCCCATCGTACAGATCAATACGATCGCAGATCGAGTCGAGTACCTTACCAAGAGTAGAGAACGCATCACTTGATGCGATGTTGCGGGTTGGTACAGAGACTGGTTGCTCACTACTCTCGTTACAGAGGTTGAACTGGAAGGTACGACCGTTCATAGTCACGTGCGAGATACGAAAGGTTTGATCGTCTTTATTGCGGTAGTGAATAACAGGTAGCTGTAGGTTGAGAAAGGTTAGGATCTCCTCGTCCAGTTGGTCTCCTGCTGCCTCGTGTCGAGTGATCTTGTCAAGTAGAGTGTTGGGTGCACGTGCGAACACGATGCGAGTGCCAACTACACGGGGAGATGAAGGTTGTTGCGGGCGGTCGAGATCTACCATTCTTACTCGAAAGTAAGAATAAAGGGTGTGATTCAATTCGTCCCAGTGGTTGAATACGTAACAGTACCGCCTTGATACAGTGGCTCGTAAAGTTCCGCATCCCACAAGACAAGAGCTGCATCGTCGAGTAGAGCCTTCATCAGATAGTACTCCATATCCTTCAAGCAAGTATAGGGTATGCGAATGAGTTGAATGGCTTGCTGCCAACAGATCCTGTCCTTTAGCCTATCGCGGGCTTGTCCTTCGGCGAAGGCCGTCGGTGTACGATGAAAGAACGGAATCTCGTAGAAGTGCTGCTCTCCATCTACCTCCAATCGGTATTCGCGATCCTGATACCAAAAGCGAAAGTCGAATGCAAGCTTCGGTGCTAGTGGATCGTGGTACTGTGGATCGTACTTAATCTGGTGTTTCTCGAAAACAAGGCGTACCGCCTGCTCAAGTAAAGACTCTTTACATACTGAACAGTTATCTCCGCGAGAGATAACGTTGGTGGGTCGCGGAAAGTACGAGTGACCTTTAACACAGCGAACTTCTACCTTGTCATCAGATCCAACGTATGCACCGATTAATTGTTCGCCACGCAAAGTGAGTATTGTAAGCAACGACTCTAGTCCTTTCTCTAGGGTGTTCTGGAAACAACCAGAACATCTACGGAACCTGGTAACAACTTCTGTTGGACGTGGGCGGCAAATGTGCCCCAGTGGACACATTATATTCACGGGAGTCTGGCTGTCCACGTATTCTTCCATCAGGACGTAATTCAGCCTTCTTAATGTTAGTACAAACATATCGTATGCTCTTTCCTTGCATCCATTACCAAAGCAATAATTACAGTCACTACCGCGTGCCACGCTTCCAGGTTGTTGGTTTTGAACGTGTCCGAAGCGACACCTAATGGCTACTGGCACGTGTCTCCCGCGGTATTCTCCCACAACCTTTCTTCCTTGTGCAGTTACTCTTTCTCTAAACTTACGTTCTGCCTGTTTGGGACAAATGTTCTTGCACTCAATACACCAGTCGCCTCGAGACTTAAACTTTGATGGTCTGAGCATAAACGTGTGTTCAGGGTTTCCACAGCCTGTCCGGATGGGTGTATCACAGTCGACATAGTTACCTAGTAACTTAGCATCTGGATTGTAAAATCCGAGAAAGATACCTACCTCTATCTTACTAGCTATGGTTTCGTAGTGAACGAGTTGACGTGAGTCCATTGTACGAATCGATTAACGACCTCGATTTTTCTTCAATTTTGCTTGGTGTCGTTAACTTCGCCGGAGCGAAGTTAAGGTCGTAGGGTGTCTAATGACGGCGAAGAGTTTATTCGTCATTTCCACCGACGGGAACCCTGATACTATTCCCTTCTAACAGGTAGACTTGTTCACTAATGCCTCGCATCACGAAATGGTACTCGTTCGGCAGCGACAGCTTAACGTCACGCTCGTCCTCGTCAACCAGGTTGCGATCCTCGAGATCAACCATGATCGTAGTCATGAGGCGATCGAACACCGTGCTTCCACCAGGCGCACTCGAGGAAGGATCCAGCGAGTACGACAGACCGTGGATACCAGTATCCGGAGTTCCGTTCGGGAACGACTTCAGGAGCTCAATCTCCGAGAACATATCAGCCGGGAAGTTCTGGAAGCGGAACTGCGAATCGTACTGCAGCGTCACGGTCTTCACCGGATCACGACCCTTCGCACGATCGTGAGCATCAGTGGTGTAGTTCGAGTAGTGATTGAGCTTCTCGGCCGTCTTGTTAGCCGCACCGAACATGATAGCCTTGACCGCACCATTCCAATGAAACGGAGCGTTCACGGTACCCGTACCAACCTGAGGCTGAACGTGGTCGTAGTTCATCGACTGCTCGAGGACGATCGAGTGAGTCTCGGACTTGTGGAACTCACGCTCCTCATCAGTGACCATTGCGTACTTACCCCAGCACTCAATGTTCTTGACCTTCGCAGACTTACCCTCGAAGTCAACGTAGTCGGCGTTGTCGCCACCCAGGTACTCGTACTGAACCGAACCATCGCGGTTCTTAGCAACCGGACGACGCACTCGGAGCAGGCGACCAAGCTCGTTGTTGAGGTGGAAGGCGAACTTCACATCAACCAGCTTCAAGCAGCAGAGCTTGAGAGCATCCGGAGCCGACTTCGCAAAGGTGAACGGAAGCGGAAGCTTGACCGTGAAGCCCGGAATCTTCTGAGCGAAGGAAGTAGCCTCATCGGTGTTACCGACCATCTTGTTATACAAGATCCACTTGTCATAACCCTTGGTGAAGAGGTTTGCGTGGTGATCGAGGTAAGTAGGATCGAACGACTGTCCCTTAAGATCGTTGAACTGCTGTTCAACGTGACCCGCCCAGTTGTGAGCAAGGTACGGAGTCCAAGCAATCTCATAACCCTTCTTGGCGAACTCCGGCTTGACGCGAGCGGTCGGGACATCTCCACGGAGGAAGATATCCAGAAGGAAGTCCGGAGACTTCGCAGTCTTGAAGACTGGAGTATCCGGCGAGGAGTTCTCAGCCTTGAGAGGAGACCAGAGTGTGGAGAACCACGAGGACTTCTCGATGTCGCGGGAGAAAGGAGTGGTGCACTCCGATCCTGCATACAACCTCTTTGCGTTTCCCTCTAGCGTTGCGAGGTCCACATATACTGTCTGAAGTGTGCTGGTAGCCCGGTTCTTGAACGAGGCGTGGGACATGATTTTTGAAGGGGTAAATAATCTTTTGATGATTTTTTTCTTCGCCCTATGGTGGTTATGGACTTTTAAAGATCAATCTGAGTTCGTTTCATCCGGTTCATGTTTTCGAAAACATGAACCGGACGCAGCAAAAGTATTACGACTTCATCGTGGATAAAATCAGGCTAGGTATCGCTAATGGTATATACCACCAGGATGCTTGTATCTTAGCTCCTTACGTTAAAAGTAAGGATCGCATTGCTGCTAACTGCGGTTATCCTGAACACATGTTCACACTGTACCCCGAGAAATTTAAGAGAAGAGGTGATTGGTGTGCTGTGTGCGCAGGTAATTGTAACTGGTGGACCCGCAAACGATTCCACGAAATAATCGCCAGCCAGGGACGAATTGCTCTATCTCCATATGTGAATGCTCATACACCAGTGAGGATTAAGTGTCCCAATGATCATGTGACAATGGCTCACCCCTGGGGAGTACTTAATGAACATTGTGATTGCAATTACTGTTACGGTGCAGGTTGTGCTGATCGAGGGCGTGACTTATTTGCAGCTGCAATAGAGAGATTAGGGTACACACAAAGGTCACCATATGTCGCCGCAAACGTACCAGTAGATCTCACATGCAACAAAGGTCATGCATGTTGCCCCTATCCAAAAGATCTTATTCATAGAGGAGGTAGGTGTTCAGTCTGCTTCCAGAACACTCCTGCAAAAGGCTTGGCGTCATTGATGGAAGTGTTGAATTTTCGCAAGGAAACTCTACTAAGCCTGTACGTTGATTGCAAAACTCGAGTTGATATCAGGTGCTACTTCAATCACGTCTATCACGGACATCCGGGCAATATCGTTTCTGTTAATCATGGATGCCCCCAATGCGTCGAGTCTTCGCTAGAACAAGAAGCTCGTCTTGTTCTAGCTGAACTAGGAATTGCAGCGAAGCCGCAATTCTATGTCTCAGCCGCTACCGGAAACTTCAAGTTTGACATGCAATTTACTTATGGTGGTAGAGAGTGGTTTCTAGAGGCCGATGGACAACAGCACTTTCGGCATGTTGCGTGCTTTCACAAGACAAATGAGGAGTTCAAGGCCGCACAACAACGCGACCGCTACAAGGATGAATACTGTCTAGAGAACAAGATTAATATGATACGAATACCGTATACACATGCAGGACTGTTCAAGGAGTGCATCCAACAGGCGTTGGCGGATCCGAGACCGCTATGTTGTTTCGACGGTGATCTGTACAAACAAGTATATGACAGTGATGATGGGTGGGTTGGAGTTGCGGCCGATACACATCAGTAACAATGACACTAGTACTTTCATGCGTATCGGTTACACCATTACTTCTCCCCAAGAAGTAACACCTCCCAAAATCGAACTGTTTTCCTCTCCGTTTCTTCCCCGGTAGTTTACAATCATGTCCGGACTCCTCTCCACTTTATCACGATTGGCCTTCGGTCAATCACTCCCCAAGCCCACTCCAACTCGTATAGCTGTAGTCCCGCAGACTATCGGTCAACCGCTACTGGCGTGGCTCGATAACTCCAATTCTCTACATTACCAAGGAACCGCAC